ACTATACTTACAGGAGGCCAAGGGCTGGCAGATGCCGGGGGCACAACAGCTAGAAGGCGGCTATTAGAGCCATGAGCGTTCACCAAACCACGTTTGGGCAAGATACGGCCGGTAAGATACTGGAGGAGTTTCGCCAGATGTCTGGGGATCGTGCTACGTGGGAAGGTCACTGGCAGGAGATAGCGGAACGGGTGTTGCCTTCTCACGCTAACACCTTCGCCCACGGGTCTGTGAATACTCCAGGGGGTAAAAAGACCCAACATCAATACGACTCTACGGCCGCAACAGCGTTGAAGCGGTTCACCTCGATCCTAGATAGCCTTCTCACCCCTCGTAACTCCACTTGGCACCATCTTAAACCCTCTGACCCGAGGCTACTAAAAGACAGGGCCACCCGGTCGTGGTTTGAGGAGGCGAACAGGATTCTATTCAAGTACCGGTACTCCCCGAGTGCCAATTTCTCAAGTCAGAATCAAATGGCTTTCATGAGTTTGGGCGCTTTTGGTTCGGGGTGCCTTTTCGTGGATGAGCTATTTGGGGCGCCGGGGTTCCGGTACAAGGCGATAGGGCTAGGGGAGATCTATTTCCGAGAGAACCATCAAGGCGTGGTGGATGCGGTCTACCGGAGATTCATTTACACCGCGCGACAAGCTATCCAACGGTGGGGGGATAGAACCCCTAAAGTTATAGTGGAGAGGGGCGTGAAGGATAAGAACGCACCTTTTTATTTTATTCATTGCGTACAGCCGAGAGACGACTTCGACCCGAGGAAATTGGATTCCCTTAATATGCCATGGGGGTCGTTTTACGTGTCGGAAGACTCCAAAACGGTGGTAGAGGAGAGCGGGTACCGCGCTTTCCCTTACGCCATATCCAGGTACGAACAGGCCCCAGGGGAGGTTTACGGCCGAGGTCCGGCCATGGACGTTCTACCGGCGGTTAAGTCTCTAAACGAGCAGAAGAAGACCCTAATCAAACAGGGCCACCGGGTGGTGGATCCGGTGCTCCTGGCCGCCGATGATGGCATTATATCCAGTTTTAGCCTGAGGCCGGGCGCGCTCAACTACGGGGGAGTCAGCGCGGACGGCCGCCCCCTGGTACAGCCCCTCCCTGTCGGTAACCTTGCCGCCGGGATTGAGATGATGGAGGCCGAGAAAGCGGTGATCAATGACGCTTTCCTGGTGTCATTATTCCAAATTCTCACAGATAACCCTCGAATGACGGCCACGGAAGTGATTGAGCGCACCCGAGAGAAAGGCCTTCTGCTGGCGCCATCCATCGGACGGCAACAGACGGAGTATCTAGGGTCTCTAATAGGGCGTGAAATCGATCTGGCTATACACCAAGGGCTCATACCGGAGCCACCCCCGGCTCTTGTGGAAGCGGCGGGGGAATATGACATTGAGTATGAATCCCCTCTCACCCGTGCCCAGAAGGCGGAGGAGGTGGCGGGACTCATGCGTGCAGTCGAGCACACACTTAGTATCGTGAACGTGACCCAAGACCCCGCACCGCTGGATCACTATAACTGGGATGTCATTGTTCCGGAAATGGCAGAGATCCAAGCCGTTCCGCTTCGGTGGCTGAGGAGTAGAGACGAAGTGAAGGCGTTAAGAGACAGCAGGGCCGCACAACAACAGCAAGCAGGGATGGTGGAAGCGCTACCTGGACTAGCCGCGATGACAAAGGCCGCCGGGGGCGTTGATGCTATCGCTGACGCTGTAGGTGGGGGATAGCATGGTGGATTTAAAAGTTAGACAGATGGCCTATGCGCGGCTATTTGAGTCAGATGATGGCCGCATAGTTCTGGAAGATTTGATGAGGTTTTGCCGTGCGAGAGAGTCCACGTTCCACCCAGATAGCCGGGTGGCAGCAGCCTTAGACGGGAGGCGGGAAGTGTTTTTACGGATAGAGGACCACCTGTCCCTATCTGCCGACGAATTGAATACTAAATACGGGGGTCAAACATGACAGCACCAGCGACAGCAGCACCAGCAACAGCAGCACCAGCGACAGCAGCACCAGTGACAGCAGCACCAGCGGCAGCAGCACCAGCAACAGCAGCACCAGCAACAGCAGCACCGGGGGGAGAGCCCGCCCCGTGGTACTCTACGTTTGATCCGGGACTGCAAGGCGTAGTGTCGGCGAAGCAGTGGGCGGGCCCGGAAGATGTCGTGCGCAGCTACACTAACCTAGAGAAGTTGGTAGGGTACCCCCCTGATCGGGTCGTAAAACTCCCAGGGGGAGACGCGAAACCAGAGGAGTGGGGGCCGGTGTGGGACCAGCTAGGGCGGCCTAAAACCCCCGATGGGTACGAGATGCCGAAGGGGGACGGTGTTGACGAGGATTTCACTGCGTGGGCGAGAGGCGCCTTCCATGAAGCAGGAGTCCCAGCCGGGATGGCGTCTAAGCTGGCGCAGTCGTACCAAGATATGGTGAAAGGGGCAGAAGCTAAGCTCCTTGCGGATCGGGACGCGGCGGTGGCCGCACAAGCCGCCCAATTGAAGACTGAGTGGGGCGCTGCTCACGACCAGAACATAGGTCAAGCTCAGAGGGCGGTTAGGGGCCTAGGGGTGCAGGGGGAGACCATCGACGCATTGGAACAGGTCATGGGGTATGCGGGAGTTATGCGGTTTTTCCACGGGATATCCGAGAAGATTGGTGAGGGGGCGTTCCTGGGAGGGGGCGGGGGCAACCCTTCAGTTCTGACCCCAACGGCGGCCTTGGCGAGGATAACCGCATTGAAAAACGACGCTGGATTTGTTCAGAGGTATACGGCGGGGGATGTGTTGGCCAAGGAGGAAATGGCCCGTCTACACGCTCAAGCGTATCCGAGCAGCTAAAATCTGGAGTTTAAAACGCCATGGATAATGCTACAATTAGGTTAGAGATACTACGGCTATCGTATTCACATGCCAGGGAGATAGGCGAGGTAATTGACAGAGCTAAGGCTCTGGAGGCGTATGTGGTGCAAGAGGGTAAGCCTGAGACAGGCCCCAAAGACTGCGGGGAAAGGCCCGCCCCTAGCCCGGGGGAAGCGGGTAGGTCGCGTCCTCGTAAGAGATAAACGCCCCGAGAAAACTATTTATTTTTACAATTTTCTGGAGGCGCGGAAATGTCTATAAACATCCCAACCCATTTTGTGCAGCAGTATTCCACCAATGTGGACATGCTGTTACAGCAAAAAGTTTCAAAATTCAGACGAGCAGTTACTACAGGTTCACATGTAGGTAAACAGGCCAGCCCAGTGGACCAGGTTGGATCTATCGAGATGCAACCGGTTACTACCCGTTTTGGTGCCATGGGGCGAGTGGATGCCCCCACAGATCGGAGATGGGTGTTCCCTTCTGACTTCGACTTGCCGCAACTGATCGACAGCTTCGATAAGCTGAAGACTATAACCGATCTGAATAGCGCCTATGTACGTAACGCGGTTGCAGCGGTTAACCGCCGGTTTGACCGATCCATTATCGCGGCGTTCTTGGCCGCAGCTAAAACCGGAGAGACAGGGAGTACATCTACCGCCTTCACCGCAGCCAATGAAGTGGATGTGGCGGTGGGTGGTGCTAACTCCAAAATCAACGTTAAAAAGATCAAAGCCGTTCGGGAGTTGATGGAGGCCAACGATGTTGATTTCGAGATGGAAGAGGCGTTCATTGGGTTAACCGCAGCTGATCATGCGGCGCTTCTGGACGAGGTTCAAATCATAAGCACGGAGTTCAGAGCCGGGCAAGCGCCGGTACTGGAGAGCGGCCGGGTGAAGTCTTTTCTGGGCTTCACTTTCGTTCAATCGGAACTAATTGAAACCGATTTGGCGGGTACAAACGAGGTCACCTTGCCCGTGTGGGTGAAAAGTGGAATGTATCTCGGCATATGGGCGGATATGCAGCACTCTGTCTCTACCCGAAACGACCTCCAGGGCGAGCCGTGGCAGCTGTATACCAAAACCTCTATCGGGGCCACCCGGTTGGAGGAGAACAAAGTTTACGCCATTGAGTCATACAGGGCCTAATACCGCCACCCCATAATCAGGAGCTAAAATCATGGCAACAGAAGCATTGAGTTCAACACCCATAACCAACATCAACGCCACCCCACAAGTTCGTAACAACGCGGGAGTTGACGGGGGAGTCCTCCGCCAAGCGGTGGGCACACTGGAGCATGCGGGAGGTGATGCAGGGTCTACTTATCGTATGGTCCGCATCCCCAGTAACGCCGCAGGCATCGCAGTGGTTCTCTCAGCCGATGATGCAGGAGTAACGGGGCTTATCGACATCGGCATCTACCAGACATCCAGCAATGGTGGGGCGGTGGTGGACGCGGACTTTTTCGCCAGTGCATACGACGTAAAAACCGCAGCAGTAGCCCAGGTGGAAGTACAGCATGAATCCACCGTTTATGGTCTGGAAGACGTGGAGAAGCCGTTGTGGCAAGCCCTAGGGCTGTCTGCCGATCCTCACCGGGATTATGACGTGGTTATCACGTCGACAGAAGCGCTTGCTACTGCATCCACCCTCACGCTACGGGTAACATACACCCTGTAACCCGACTACCGGGAGCCCTCTTCACGGGGGCTCCTCTAACCTAACGGAGGCTTTTATGGCCGATAAATTCTACTCAGCAGTAGTTGGGGACCAATTGCCGGTAGACATAACCGAGGGGGCAGCTACCTCCGGGGAGGCTATCGAGCTGCGGGTATCTGACACGGCTTACACAGAGAAAACTGCAGTGATTGCTGCGGTAGAGGGGATTCTTCTCTACCTCAAAACCGTAGAAACGAACCCGATAGCGTAAGGAGTAACCCATGGCGTTTATCTACATCACAGAGCATCGGGAACCCCGGCTGTATAACGGGAGTTTGTTCCCCGTGGTGCGTTTACCCCCTTTGGCTACTCAAAAGATCGTCAATACCGGCGGCTCTACGGCGTCTTCAGCGTTCAATGCTGATACTAAGATAATTGCGGTTCATACGGATTCTATCTGTTCCATAGAAGTCAGTGCTACCCCTGGGGCGACTCCTACAGCCACCACGTCCAGCCGCAGATTGGCCGCAAATACCACTGAATATTTCGAGGTCAGAGGCGGAGACAAACTCGCCGTTATATTGAATACTTAACCTATTTTGGAGAAAAAGTGATGTCTCAATACCTCGATGCAAAGGCCAAGCTCAAGGCAGCTGAAGCTGAGTCCAGGGCAGTTAAAAAGGAGGCCAAGGAGACAGTGAAATCTCTGTCTCGGGTAAAGCGGAAAATCGAGTCCCTGAACCGGAAACGGATTAGAGATATAAAAGAGCAGAAAGCGCGAGATATGGAGGTCAGGAGGTTGCAGGCTCAGATCCCACAATTAGAAGCAAAAGCCCGTG